TAAAAAACATAAATGCACTAGAAAGAAGAATACAGAAACTAAGAAGTGTAACTAATAAGTTAGATGCTAGTATTAGAGCTGCTAGGGTAGCTATCTCAATTATTAAGAGAATACCAAGACCTACAGTACTTAAGTTTGTACCTGACCCAGGAGCACTTGTAGTAGGGGTAAAATTTTCTGCATTAACTAGACTAAGTGATAGGTTAATACAACTGAACAAATTACTAGATGCATTAGAAGCAGATAAAGCAGGAATTTTAGGAGTAATTAATACAGTATCAGTAACGTTGGGAGGACTAAAAAGGAGACTAGAAGCAATTGATTTAGCAATTCAAGGATGTAGTAGGGATTCTGCAGAATTAAATCAGATAGTAGCCTCTGCTCAACCACCGCAAAATACAGGATCAGAAGGAACTCCTTTAGATCCAGACTACTACTATAAGGGATATGAACTAGCAATAGTAGATGATCCAAATTCACCGTCTATTGCACCAAGAAGATATGCAATTGCAAAAGATAAAATAGGAGTAATTGTATTATACGGACCATCTTCTTTTAGTTCAGATACAAAAGTACTACTGGATGAAATCAAATTTAGAATAGATAATCAATTACCATAACATAACTATTTATTAATATGAAGTTAGATGTTTTTAAAAAATTAATAAAAGAAGCAGTAAGAGAAGTACTTAGAGAGGAGTTAGGAGATGTACTAACAGAAGCACCTAAGAGACAAGTTTCTAAAGTAACAAAATACGAACCATATACCCCACCAGTACAGAGAACTAGAATTTCAACAGGAGATCCTATCATGGATTTACTAGAAGAGACAAAAGCAAGTATGAGACAAGATCCAAATGCTGGACATTATCAAGATATATCACAATTTGTTCAAGCACCAGGATTAGGAATGAACCCAGTAATGATGGAAGAAAGTTTTGCAAGACCAGAACCAGGATTAGATATATCACAGTTTGATTTTGTAAAAAATGCAGCAGCAGTATTTAAAGCATCACAAGAGAAAGATAAACAGAGATTTGGAGGATAATGGCATTTAATGTACAGCAGATAAACCCGTTAGATCTACAACCAAGTGTAGGTGTTGGAGTTGGATTACCATTCAGCTCCAATCAAGTATTTACTACCACCTATACAACTCAAGAAGCTCTTAAATCTAATCTAATTAACTATTTTTTAACAGGACAATCTGAAAGATTTCTTAACCCAGATCTAGGAGCAGGATTAAGATCTCTTTTATTTGATCAAGCAACCGAAGATAGGAAAGATCAAATAGACTTTGTGATAAGAACAGGAGTAGCAACTTGGTTCCCAAATATAACAATTACTAAGTTAACTATCACATCTTCTCCAGATACATATACATATACAATAAGCCTTGCATATAGTGTAAATATGACAAATATAACAGACCAGTTAGTAATTAATTTTCAACAGTAATGAATCAAGATAGAGATATAAAATACATTAACAGGGATTTTACAGATTTTAGAAGTGAGTTAATAGATTACGCTAAAAACTATTTCCCAAATACCTATAACGACTTTACTCCAACATCACCAGGTATGATGTTTATGGAGATGGCTGCTTATGTAGGAGATGTACTATCCTTCTACCAAGATATGCAACTGCAGGAAACTTATTTGCAATATGCAAAAAATCCTACAAATCTATATAACCTAGCATATATGATGGGGTATAGACCAAAAGTAGTAACAGCTTCAGAAGTCGACATAGAGGTATCACAATTAGTTGACGCAACAACAACAGGGCAGCCAGATTGGACTCAAGCCTTACAAATACCAGGAGGTACACAATTATCATCAAACTCATCAGGGCAAGTAAAATTCTATATAGATAAACCTATTGATTTTAATTTTTCTAGCTCTTACGACCCAACAACAGTCGTAGTTGAATCACTAAACACTAGCAATCCTCCTCAACCTGCTCAATTTAGATTAACAAAAACAGCAAAAGCAATATCAGGAGAAGTTAAGACAATTACACAAGCAGTAAG